ACTCCTTCGGCGGCTTCGGCTGCACGATTGGCGCGGTCGGCGGCTGTGTTGGCCTTGCCGGTTGCGACTATGGCATCTTCCTTTGCTGTATTAGCAGCCAAAGCAGCCGTATCCGCCAGTCCTGCCTTTTCATTGGCCAGAGTAGCGGCAACATTGGCTGTATTTGCCGCCTTGTCTGCATTTTCTTTTGCCGTGTTTGCGGCCAAAGCTGCATCCGTCGCCGATTTTGTAGCAGTCTCGGCAGAAGCTATGGTATCATCCGCACGCTCTACAGCCGCATTAGCATTTTCGGCGGCAGTTGTAGCCGAGGATGCTGCTTCATTCGCTTTATCTGTTGCGGTATTGGCATTTAATGTTGCCGTGTCAGCTTTTCCTGCGGCATCATTGGCCTTTCCTGCGGCTATATTGGCTTCAACAGTTGCTTTATCTGCTTCTTCCTTTGCCATATTGGCTGAAGCTGCTGCGGTATCGGCATTCTCGGCTGCGGTATTGGCTATACCGGCTTTTTCCTCCGCCAATGCAGCGGCAGCAACAGCCAATTTGGTCGCTGCATCAGCATCTCCGGCAGATTGAGTTGCTTGACCAGCTGCGGCATTTGCTAAAGCTGCGGCATCATTTGCAGCCTTGGTTGCCGCCTCTGCGCTCACTTTTGCGGTGTTTACATTCGATATAGCAGTATTAGCTTCCTCCTTAATTTGGGACATCTGTTCACGAACCTCTTTTGCCGCATCCGTTGCCGGCTTCATAAGTTCGGCCTTATCAGTCTCTGTCAGATCAGAAAAATGCAGTTTCAATTGATCCACTTCTGCTGGTGTCAGATCGGAAAACTTCATTTTCAATTCTTCACGGTCGAAAATATCCACGTATGCACTATCCGGCTCACCTTCGTATTTCATTTGAAGCGTACCGTTCAACTTTCGAAAAACCGGCTTCTCTCCTTTCGGCCCACGAATTTTCTCAATTTCCAACAGATTCTGCCAAGCACCATTAGCTCCTTGTTTCCAAAGGATGTATTTATCGTTTATCCCTAAAAACGCACTAAGGCCGGGATCGCCCTGTTTACCTTTCATTGCAGAGGGCAAAGCACGCTTAGGTCTCCCACCCTGAATGATCAGGATCATATCATTATCGGTTATTGTTCCGGCTGCCGGAAGCAAATTAGCCCTGATTATTTCAAATTCTTCTGCCATATCAATTGAAAACTATTATTCTACCTTGCTCGTCTGCCAATAACCCCAAATCCGGATCCTTCAGCACACGGTAACGAACATCACCGCCGGCATCTATCCAACTCACTACGGGAGCAACAACAGAAATAGTGAATCTTGCCCCTATCCGGTTCTCCAGCCAGACTTCCACAGAAAAGGACGGGCAATCCGTATAGTACACCTGAATGATACCATCCAATGTCTTAATATATAATTCCTGATTTCCTACACCGGATATCTGGCTAAAGAATGCCCGATAATTATTCAGAAACTCTTCCACACTGCCGGCCAACATCCAAAGGGACAGTTTTATTTCCCTATGCTGGGTTTTGATTGTCGAAAGGTCTACCGTACGGCCATCGGTGAACGGCGCCTTAACCGCAGGATATTTCAAGATGTCCTCCTGGTTATCGTCCGATCCTATACCGAAGTCTGCAAAGTCTATCCCATTAATCGCATACTGCCCGCGAAGCCCGATACCGCCGGCCGGAGTTGCCGGATAAATGGCATGATTGTCCTCGACAAAAGAAAGTTCAAACACAGATACGTTCTCCCCTGCATTAAATGGCACAGGCTGTTCGTGAGAAGAGCCGGCATTGAATCGTAAGCGGTTGGTCATACCGGCAATAAGATTGAATTCCCGATAGCCCGGTGCGGACAGATCAGCAACAAACTTTCTATACCCAGACCAGAACTGCTCAAGCGTTTCTGCCTTCATGAGGAATTTCAACTTGACGGTCTTAGGTTCGAACTCCACAACCGAGAGATCGGGATCGATTCCGTCGGCTTCCGCCCAGTTGTTATATTTGACTGCCTTACGTTTGGGGTATTTCAGAAGATCATCAAAAGAACCTTCCAATAATTTACATCCCCATTCAGTATATACGTCTTTTCCATCTATTGTCATAATACACGTGCTGTATGGTCTTTATGAGTTATTACCTTACCGCCAGCGTTCTTTACGAACACCACGGCATAGTTACTCGCATGGATCTCGGCTTCCGCCCCGTGCATCAGGATCACGTTGTAGCGGCCGATCGTATCAAAATGAAGGATTGCCTTGGAACCGGCCAAGAATACCTTCACCGGATTCGTCAGTTTCACGTCCGTCTCGATATAGATACCCATGCTTTCGGCCTTCTTGCCCCGGAACTCCCGTAATTGTTCCATAGACGGGAAATTATTCTTCGTGCAGAACTCCGTACCCTGCGGCGTCAGCAGAAGGCGCATAAGCTCTTCTTTGTTTTCCGTGCCATGCAACAACCTACAGGCACCTAACCGGTTTGCGATCTCAAAAAACTCTTTGTCCATCATGTTACATTTTTACTTTTACGTTAATAGTACCTTCCAGGGCATCAACCGTGCCTCTAGTGTTTTCCGATATCTTACCGGCAACCTCTTTGATCTCTCTCGTATTCTCGGCGATCCGATCGGTATTCTTTTCCACTTTATCTGATAGTTCGCGGATGGCCTTCACATCTTCCCAACCTCTGGATTGCATATCATAGATCAGCCTCATTTGTTCACGGATCGGTTGCATACCGCCACGGATATCTTCCAGCAGGATACGGACGGCCCCGGTCTGTCCAGCCAACAAGTTTATGCTTTCTTGAGAGGCTTTGGCATATGCGCCTTTCAGGGTATTTTCGGATATATCTTCTTCTTTCTCCGGCTCTTCCACCTTATCTTTCATCAGGCTATCAGCCCAACCGAACTGCCTGTCAATCTCCTTTTGCAGTTCTTCCGCCATGTTATAGATATAATCCTGTTCCCAGCCGGAAAGGACATTGTCGGCATAGAACTCCTTCAGTTTGTCACGAATCTTCTTCATCGCACCGGAAGATTCCGTTGCTGCCTTGATGGATTCTGTGACCATCTGCCGCATCATCTTCTTGACGGTATCTTTCGCCGATTCTGCCCGGTCTTCACCGGAAGCCCATGCTTCGGCTTGTGCGTTAGCGAAGTTGTCAATGGCGGATTTCAAGTCTTCCCCGAAGATGGCATCTTTGGCCTTCTCCTTGTTGTCCGCTATGGCTTCGTTTATCTCGTCAATTTGGCTTTGCCATTCTTTTATCCTATCCTTATCGGTATTCTTTTTATCCTGTTCTTCACGGATTTGTTGTTGGATTAAAACTTTCTGTTGTTCCAACAGTTTGTTCTGCTGATCGATCAATCGGGAAGCATCATTCGAATAAGCCTTCTGAATGGATTTATCCAATTTTTCGTATGATTTATCCAATGTGTCGATCTGATCCTGCAACCGCTGAATACGTTTTTCGTTCTTCTTGTCATGGATTTTGGCGATGGCACCGGCCAAAGATGTAACAACGCCAATGGCAGCACCGGCAGACGCACCGATCGGACCGAACATGGAACCGGCTTTCGCACCGTTCATTGCAGAACTTACAGTGTCCATAGCCACACTGAAACCTTCAGCTATCCCACCGAATACACCACCAAACGAATCTCCGAGCTTCGAAAACGTGTCAGAGAGGAACTGCCCGGTCTGCATAATTTCACTCATGCCCTCTTCTATTTCAGCCAAACCTTCTTTTAACTTCCTGGCATCACTTTCAGAGGTAAAGACTTTTTTTAGGCCATTTGAAACTTTATTAAAAGAGGTTTCCATTTGGTCGGCTTCACGGCGGACATTGGCTATTTCATCCTTGATGGCCTTCAACTGATCCGGTGATTTGCGAAGCACATCAAACTGTTCTTTGGTAATACCGAATGAATTATCAGATGAATATTCCCCTCTTTCAAGAAAAGACAAGAATTTTTCCGCTTCATCCGCAATGGCACGAATAGAGGTGATATTCTTTTTACTCATATCATCAAACAGCCGGGTGATAATGGAGGTACTCTTTTGGGCTTCATTATCCACGTCCGCCAGATCTTTCTTCATACCTTCTGCAAGGGAAAGCCGTTCACCTTCCGTTGTGGCCTTTGCTATCTTCTCATTATAAAGCTCCGTGATAGCCTGACGCTTTTCCAAATATGAACCATATTCTTTCAAGTATTCGTTCATGGCGCGTTTCTCTTCCTCCAGTTGTTCCTTATTCACATTGGAGGTCGATTGCTCTCGTTTAACGTATGAATTGACCAAAGCGGTATGAATCTCGACCGTCTGTTCTTTGCTCAGTTTGCCGCCTTGCGCGTCTTTCCACTCTTTCTCTTTGGCGAGTATGGCTGCAATCTCATTGTCATAATCGAGGTTTATCTGGGCGATCTTCTTGTCGGAACCTTCTTTCATCAGGTCTATTTCGGATTGCTGGTTTTGACGACGGAGGGATAAAAGTTCGTTATGAATCGTTTTTTGCTGTTTGAGTTGCTTATCCGCCTCTTTCTTTTCTTGTTTTTCGCGCTTGGTCGAATCAGAATATTTGTCTATTTGCGTTTGCGCCTCTTGTATCTGTTTTGTATACTTGCTCCAATCTTCAGAGTTCTTTTTTGATACATCCAAGGCATTACGAGCAGCTTCTGCATCCTGTTTCTGCTTCTCCCAATAGGATTTATTCTGTACAACAGAGATACTATTCCTCGTTAATGAATTGATCTTTCCTGTTGTCTCATCTATCTGCTTATTCAAAGCATCAAGCCTGATACTACTAATGATATCAGGAACACCCACCCACACAGAAGCTATATCCTCTGATTCCGTCAAAGTTTTATCAAGTTCATCCCTTTCCTCGATAAGTTTTCTTTTCACATCCTCATAATGCTTAACCTTCTCTTCAACAGGAGTGTTAGCCTCCCATTGGGCTTCTTTTATTTTATCTATTTCTTCCTTATGGAGTTTTGCAAGATTATTAGCAGTATCAAGTTGCTTATTAAGTCGTTCTACATCATGAATCCATGAATTACCAGATTTATTGTACGGAGAAGATTCTGTCTCTTGTATTTTCTTTTTAAGGTCCTCTATTCTTTTCAGATCAGCCTCATAAGCCTTAACCGCATTGTCTATTTCTCTCTTCTCATTGACAGATGATAACATCTTATTTTGCTGATCCTGAGGCAAATTCTTAAACTCTTCGAGACTCACATTTCCAAGTTCGGGAAACAGTTTTATCAGCTCTTTGTATGCCTTAACCTGCGAATAAACAGATTCAGTCTCACTATTTATTTTTGAAATCAGACTGTCTGTTTTAGAGGTAAGTTCCTGTTTCCTGTGCGCGGCTTCTTCTTGTTCTTTATTAAGTTGCTTTTGGGCTTTCTCGACAGCGGTTGTACTATCATGAAGAACCCACATAGTAGCGGTAAAACTGGCTACGATGGTGGCAAGTAAAACATAAGGATTAGCTTTCATTGCCGCATTTAAAGCCAATTGAGCGACAGTCTGCGCTTTTGTCATAATTGTTTGGATTCCTTTTGCGGCCGCATCTACCCTTGCGGCAACAGCCCAACTACGAGTTAATGTAATACTGGCTATCAAAGCAGTCCGATAAACTCCATAAGTAGCAGCCAACCCAGCCAATACCTTACCTATCGTTTCATAGTTTTCTATCAACGAAGTGGTTGTTTGGATACCCTTAATTATGACACCCTCCGATTTCTGCCCCAATTCATTGAATACTGAATCCATCGCATCTTGCATCATGGATAGCTGACCGTTGATAGTTTTTGAAGCGTTCTCGGACATATTATAAAATTTACCACTTGCCGAAGTAGCATCTATAAACGCCTGTTGTACCATTTCTGCGGAAATAGCCCCCTTAGACATCTCATCTTTGAGCGCAGCAATAGATTTTCCGGTCTTATCTGCCATGATTTGCAACGGATTGAATCCGGCATTAATCATCTGATTAAGATCTTGCCCCATCAACTTTCCTGCTGCCGACATTTGAGAGAAAGCCAACGTAAGCGAGTTAAACCTTTGGGTATCTCCCATAGAGACATCGCCAATAGCCTGTAAATAACGTGGTACTTTCTCGACCTCGATATTAAAGCCTAACATCATCTGCGTAGCTTGGGTTACATCAGAAAACTCAAGAGGAGAAATCTTTGCATATTCACGGACTTGTGACATAAGTTCATCCGCCTTTTCTTTGCTTCCAAGCAAAGTTTGAATAGCGGTGTCTACTGCTTGAAACTCGCCACGAACACGAACCATGTTTGACAGAAACTCCTTAATGGAGTATCCTCCCAATAATTTTTTGCCGACATTAGACATCGCTTGTTCTATCTGCTTTGTCACACCGACATTCTCTATACCCTCCTGTCGATATAAAGTATACTCGTCACGTAGTTTTTTTACCGATAGTCGTGCATTAGCCTGTTCTTGCGTTAATCCAAATAAAGCAGCTTTCTCTCCATCCAAGGCCTTGCGTGCAGCGTTGTATTCTTCCAATTTCTCATTAGCGGACAATGGATTTCTTTTCAATGCAATACGATAGGCCTCTCCAAGTCGTTTTACATCAGTCTCTACATCTTTAATAACAGCTTTTTGAGTGATAATTTTTTCTGATAATCCGTTTACAACTTGCGAAGCATCGAATATTTTCTTTTTAAAACCTTGGTTTATTTCATTGCCTGCACGTACTGCGGAAGTGACAAGAGAATCCAATTCTTTCGTATTTTTAGCAAGTTGAACTTCCATTGCCCGGAAAGTAGCCGGAGAAGTATTACTATCCATCCCGGCAATAGTAGATTTTAACTTATCTATCTCTTCCCGTAACTTAATGACTTTTTGATAGTCAGCTTCTATGTGAAACGCTAATTTAGGCATACATCAATGTTTTGGATAAAAGTACATCAGACCAATAAAGTAGTAGAATTTTATGGGAATAGATACATGACAATGAAAAGATTGTCGTGAATATAGAATCATGCTCCTCTTTTTTGTCTCATAAGATCCTTTCCCGACATCTTTTTTACTTCAGTTTTCTCTTTGTCCTCATAGACAGCCCTCGGTTTATCAGCACTCATCAAGAGCAAAAGAAGATAAGGAAGATCCTCATACACCTCCCTGTAAGAAAGGTTCAAATTTTCCATGAATAAGGTAATACTTCCTACGATGGTATTGCCTCCTACTACTTGGGTTTTACTATCAGATTTGCCAGCTCCATCGCTAACTGGCAGACTACGAAAAAATCACGTCCGGTTATTAACTCAAAAGCGACAAAATACGCTTGCAATAATTCTTCTTTAGAACCTGAAAGCATCTGCCGTTCGAGGCTTTCAGCTCTTTTTTGATAATTCGGGACATCACCAACCACCAAGAATGAAAGTCCCTTGACGATATTCTCCAAATTGACAGGAGCAACCTTCATTAATTCCCGCACAGTGCCATTTTCCGGTAAATCGACCTTACTTAAATATTGGGTAGCCCTCATTATCACTTTGATAGAAGGAGCTTTGATTACATATACTGTTCCCCCTACAACAATAGCTTTTCCATAAGTACCGGAAAGTAACTCTGATATGTTTTTTGAAACCTCACTCATAGTTTAAATATTAGAGGGTGATTGCTCACCCTCGTCATTAACTTATCCACCCAAAGTTGTATCCTCCCCGTCTTCCCAGCGCTCAATAGGAACGCCGGCTTTGGTTGGTTTCAACGCCGTAAAAACAAGGGCTAAGCCAATTGCTTTTTCATTCGCTTTACCAGAAGCAGAAACACCAGCACGAGGAAAAATAATTTTCACACCATCTTCAGTTGTGGCACGGACGGTAAACTCTTTACTCTCTACATGGTCGGCACGCTCCCATGTGCCCGGCTTACTCTCTGACCCCGCTGTAAACTTACCACCTTGGAATTTAGCCTTAGTCTCAAGATCATACATACCAATAGAAGCATTGATCTTAACCGCACCCGGCTTTTTAGAGGAATAATAGGTATTTCCAGCTACATCTTTGTAATCCTTAACCTCCGGATCTTCATCCTCATAAGTGAAGGTGTCCTCATGAACTACCGGGACTTCTTCAAAAACAGAACCTTCGGTACCACCAGCCCCGATCGGCGCAACCTCCAGCTTCTGAAGGTTTACCACCACAATTTTTTTATTCTCTGCCATAATTATTTTACATTTAAAACTTCAAACAAAACACTAACATTCACATAATGACACTTTAAAGCAGTATCCGCTTCCGTTCCTATATTATAGATAGAATAGCGATAAAAAGAACCATTATAGGAACCTGTACTCCTTAATATCTTCATAGCTTGTCTTTCAAGCTCATTCAGTCGGATAGAGTTGGCTTCATTCTTGCTCAAATCGGGCACACAAAGATTCACTTCTGCGAAAGACTTCTTCCAATAAGTCCCCGGCTGTTGCTTCTTCGTGTGAATGACAATCCTTTCGGACTTCAATTCACCCGTCAGCGTTTCCCCGTTGGGTACTATGCTTATTCCGAAAGCCTTGCAATCCCGGTAGAGAATGTTTCCTATGTCGGTAGTTACTATCATCCCAATGCTTTGATACGTTGATTGAGAATGTTCAAATACTCGCCCATATAATCACGCTGTTGCAGAAGCAAATCACGTTGGTGTTCATTTTTTACAACTTCTTCAAACTTGGGAGTATCTACAAAAGCACACAGCTTACTAAACTTTTCGGCTAAATCCTGCTGCTCAATAAGCAAACGGTCAAGGAAAGTATCAGCGCACTTATATGTTTCCTCAAACTCATCTTTAGGAAGCCATGATTCTATATCATTATCATACTTCACATGATAGCCATTTATAGACCGTTCTTCTTTTGTTAGCTTTCCACCTACTGCAATCAAGCATTTTTCGTCAGCTTCGCCCATTTTCATAGGTTCAGCTTCAATCTGTTTTGTTCCAATGTACTTTTTCATTTTTCAAATTCTTCTTTTAATCGTTTCTCCGCATGAAGAGCGGCACCACTTAAAACATCATACCCTTTAGATTCTACGAATGATGCGTATTCCGCTTCGTTTTTCAATGTCAAACCGTCTTTATCGACATCGTAATCATTGGACGTTCTCAAAGTGAGTGTATGGTCTTGATAATCCTCATGTTCCTCTGCGTACTTCACGGCTTCATCGCCTACATCAATCATCTTCTTTTCGACCTCCCATTCTCCTTCATCGAAAAAGGAGTCGACATCTGAGAAATCGAAATCTACATCCATAATTCCGAGTAGTTAAAGTAGTTTGTACTCTTTACCATGTAGACTTCGCCTTGACCTCTTACGCCATCACCATCCATGCAACGTACTTCATCGCCAGCCTTGACAGTAATTCTTTTCTCACATACTACATGATAATTCGGACGATACACAGAGCCGTTATCAGATGAAAACTCTTTGGTAGTGTTATCATCACAACGGCACTTGCATACCTCCTGCCAGTATTCACCACCTGTTCCGGGAATAGGTCTGCCAAACTCATCCTTATCCATCGGGGTGATAACTTTTACCTGCAATATGTGTGGAGCGAATATCATAAGAAAGTCACTTTAGGTTTGTTACCCAGTTCGTCTTTCAAACCGTACTGTTTACACAGCCATGAGTACAATTTCATTAGACTATCAACATAATTAGACCAAGACACAGAAAATCCGCTTTCGCTGACCGAAGATGGATTTTGTATCATCCACGGAATTTGCTTTGCACAAGCGACCTCTAATCTTGCCCGATTTTCCTCGGCAAAAGGTTCTTCACCATCCAATCCCGTTCTTGAAAGTATATTTTCAACTACAAGATTAGACGGGGTGTTCTTATCAAATACGCTTAGTACAAACTCCTTGTTACTCATGGCTGCTATCATTCAATATGGTGTAATCAGTTTACTATATGCGGTATAGCTATAATGCGTACAATGTTTAGATTTATAGATGTATCTGAACGGACATTTGGGAACATTAATTCGTATCCCTTGAATAGCCGCTTCCTCTTTCATCGAACACATCATAGCCGGGTTATTTGCAACCAAGAAGACGGGAGGTGTCATGGTCAGTACAACACAATCAGCCGGAACCGTTTCCAAAGTGATAAACTGAATATCCGGCAGACCAACATCAACCGATGGATTCACGTATTCACACTTAGGAGATTTCACACTTGATGCCTGCACGCTCAACGAAACCAAAGACATCATTAAAAAGCCACACATGGCAAAAATAAAATTCTTCATTCCTTTTCTGATTTATAAAATTAGACAATGGAAGGGTAGAAGCACTACCCTATCCTTTTACTCGATACCTAATGCTTCTTTCAGTTTGGCTGTTGATTCTTCATCCAGTTCTGAAACCTTAGCCAAAAGAGTTTCCTCTTTCATATTGCCGGAAGCCTGCGCACCGATAGACTTCAAAGCATCAATCAAAGTCTTCTTCTCAAACTCCTTTTCAAAGAGGGAAATTTTCACCTCTTTCTTTTCTTCAGGAGCTTTCACTTCGGTATTTTTTGCCTCAATCCGTTCAGCAAGTCTGCGGCTTTCCATATCCAGCACACGGGCTTCCTCACCGACTTCAATCACTTCACCGGGAGTATAATACTTTCCGGTGAACTTGTCGCGGAAAACTGATATAACCTTTACTTTCATATCCTACCCCCCCCTTATACTGATTGGATGGATGCAATTTCGCTCAAATCGAAATTGGTTATCAAATCTGGATTGGAAATCTGCGGAATCCACTCTGCCGTATATTCCATGTAGCGACCGTTTTTGTCACGGTAGTTAGAGATAAGCATCTGCCCCTCTGACGGGGTATAAGTACGTCCTTGTACTGGGTCTGTCGCTTCATACGGGGTATGATGGCGCATATAACCAATGTTGTCAGAAGGTAACAGAGTAATACGGTTATCCGCGTAAATCTGCACATTCTTTCCCGTCTGGTCTTTCACGTAGTCCTCCTTGATTTCAATACGCGGCAAACCGATGCCGGTGAACACTTCGGAAGCCAAAGAAGAGGAAACCAATCCCGTACTCAACTTCATTTCGTTGCTGCCGAGAATCATCTTGTACTGCTCACCAAATTCAGATGAACCAAGAATAAGCTTGTTGAAAGATGCACGAGTCATAACCATCTTGGCATAAACGCCATAGTCCGGTGCCAAGGAATGAAGTTTCTCTCTCAAATAAGAGATAAACATATTCTGTCCGTCCACAACCACATCTCCACTTTTCGGCTTGATAAAATTGAACGGAAGGGTAATCTCCAGCAGTTTATTATTGGTCTGACCGGAAGTGATTGCAGCGTCTTTGTTGTAAACGGTGGCTTCACCAAGCATCAACAGCGCACCGACAATAATATCCATACGCTTGTGGGCGGCAAGGGTAATCTGACGGTAGTCGTCTGCCAGGAAGTTTACAATCTCTTCCATTGCAGCCTTTTGGTCGGCTGGCTTAGCGGCATTGAACTTGTCAATCAAATCCTGCAATTCAGAAAGACGGTCAATAGACATCTGATAAGCATCACCCAAATAGGCAATCTCACCATATCCGGAACCGATGTTCCGACGTTCACGGATGGGTTTCTCTCCAAAACGCGAATTGATGGATCCGGCCATAACTCCAGTTACAGAACCGATATAGTCTTTGAACACACGAGTAGTCACTCTGCGGAAAGTAAGATACTGCTGCCAATAGATTGTGTCCTTGCGTGTCTGGTTCACACGTCTGATGATAGCGGAAACAATGTTCGCATCATCGAATAATGTTTGAATCGTTAAAAACATATCCTACCTCCTTACTCGTTAAATTCAAACCATCCCTTCATGTTGGCTTTATCGTTCTCGGAGAACGGCATAACCAATTTTGAGGGTTCAATTTCTGCGGCTGTACGAAGCAATGAAACCAATGTGATTCCGTCCTCAACCTTTGTACGGTTAAACAGAGCCGAATTAGCCACATGCTTTTGCTTTAAACCATCAACTGCAACCGCATTGAATAATACAGCATCTTTGGCAATATTCTCACCAAAAGCAGCCTTGATAGTCAATACATCGTAGTTGGCATTAGACTTATCAATTGCCGTTACTTCTGCACCTTTCTTGCCGTTTCCGACAAACATACCCACATAAGCCAAAGAGTTCTTAGCTACTTTGATAGACAAAGCCTCTCCACCAGTGGTATAGGCTTCCGCAACTCTCACATTGATTACCGCATAAGCGAACTTGTTTTTCAAGTCCGCACAAATCGGTGTAAATCCGGGAAGAAAACTTCCCACTACCAGGTTCTGCGTATCAAGTTTGAACGGACCACGTCTACGAATGCCGGTCTGGACATCGTAGCGTTCCTCTTGCTCAACGGGCGGAACCAAGTCATACTTAAATCCTGCTGACATAATTAATTCTTGTTTTGTTCAACAATAGTTTTCGTACCCTCATCAATCATTTTAGCGATAGATTCAGATTCTTTCTCAATCTTCTCTTCCGCTGATTCGGGAGGGGTTACGCCTTTGAAGCCGTCATTTGCGAACTCCTGCTTCAAGTCCTTGAAGTATGCGTCCAAGTCCTCATCGTCCTTAATGGCGCATCGTTTGGCGTAGTTTTCGGGAATACCATACTCCTTTGCCTTTGCCAAAATCTGCTGGCTACGTGTTGCTTGAGCCTTTTCTGCTTCAAACTGTGTTAGCTTATCAGAAAGGTTCTTGTTGGAGTCAATTAAAGCTTGCGCCCATGCAGGCACATCGTCTTTATTCTCTTCCGTTTTGGTGGTTGTGGTAGTCTCGATTGGCTTACCGTCTTTAAGGTTATGTTTCTTCTCGTAGTTGGAAACTGCGGTCTTGGAAGCATCCCCGGCACGGAAATCACCATAGGAATTAAGCACGTCCGAAAAATTGATACCCTCAATAATGGAGTTTACCTTTGTCTCGTCCGTTACACCCTCTGCCTTCTTAGTGGCAATGCGGGTAAGAATAGCAGTGTCCACCCCTGCGAATTTCTGTTGTAGCCCTGCTAAGATTTGTTCTAAGATTGTCATACCGTATGAATTTGATTTATAAATTTCTACGGTAAAATTCGATCTTAATAAAGAGAATGAGAAATAATCAGGATAGTTATATACGACAATCAGACTATTGTCATAAATATGACAAAAAAAGGCGTGAAACCGAATGAATCACGCCTAAAATATAGTAAGATAGTATGCCTAAAGTTTTACTTCTAATTTTTGACCTGTCAAATCAAAATACAGGTTTTGAAGTTGATGGAGGGATTTCACTTGTATATTGTAATCGACTCCCTTCAAATGGAAATCTGCGTCCAACTCAAACAAGGGACTATAATAAGTGACAACTCCCCATTTATGCTTTTCAAATCCACACTTCAACAACAGTTCTTCTGTAAGAGGAATGGGATTAAGGTTCTCTACATAGGTACGAAATACCGCTTCTGATGATATTCCACTCGCTTCATATTTTGGATATTCAATCTCACTATATCCTATTTCTGTTATCTTATATGGAGTTTTGCTATTTTGTAAATAGACATAATTACCAATTTTCAATTCTCTAACATCCACCATACTATAACAAATTTATAGCCGATAACTCCTTTGTCAATGATTGAATACCCCTCTGAATTTTCTCTAACTGCTGCCTGCGAGGTTTGTGAACTCCGGCAGCATAATGCCACAACTGGCGTTCATTGATTCCTGTAATACGGCTCAATGCAGCCTTAGTAAAGATATTACTGTAATAGTTGATAAAGGTAGCAGCATCAATCTTAAACTTTAACTCAAATTCTCCAGAAAGCACCTCACAAGGATTAGAGTTATCTTCCAAATACAATTCGATAGCCTCCTTCATGTTATCTTCCAACTCCTTCATGTCGTTACCGACTGTAATGACAGGAGCATCTTCAATATAAGCACTTAAGTTCTTTCCTGCGTGTTCTACAATAACTTCTACTGTTTTCATATTACCTCCTTTTTTAATTAAGAGAACAAGGGGGCTACTTTAGCCCCGCTTGTCTCAAAATACTGTAATAAGTGCCTTTCTCAACGCCTTTGCTGTTATGATTCGGTACAATAACCACTTTGCCGTCTTTCTCAAACTTCATGTGACTACCTTTCTGACTCTTTAGAACAAAACCGTTTTCTTGCAACATAGTTACAACGTCTTTAACTGATTTGTAACTCATAACGCTTTGGACTTAATTACCATGCAAATATAGTAATAATACGAATATTATCAAAGCATTTATTCGTTATTTTACTATGAATATAAAAATAGCGGTAACTCCGAAGAATTACCGCTAACCATTCTATTTTTCTTATACTAAAATTATAAACCTCGTAATTTTTCTGACTAAGAAGCATTTTTCTGTCCCTTATTTCCGATTTGCTCATTCTTTGCCGCTTGCTCCTCTTTGATTTCTGCAAGTTCCTCTTCTACCCTATCAGCATTCCCGGCAAACATGATTCCCTCACGTGTTGACCAAATGCCACCATTTACCGCGGAAACAGCAGTTGAAACCTTGTCGTTCAAATCATCTATCATTCTTCCTTCAATAATAAAAATGCCTTGATATTATTTTGAGGTTTGACAGAAAATGCATTTTTCTCTTTTGCTTCTTCTAAAAAAGATAGAAAATCTTGAGCGTTGGGAACTCGCTTCTCCTTTTGATATAATTCATGGGCTTTTTCACCCATAAAGTCAGCTCTAAGCTCTTCCTCAATATATTTCTTTTTATCTTCATCTAATGTCACAAGACCATCTTTATATTCTTGCAAGTATTTAACAAATTCTCGAAATTTTCTTTCATCGTTTAATATATCAAGAATCATAGAATATCTTTCATTGGATTTAAGCTTATCTTTAACGTGATTATATACCTTTATGGCCAAATATTTTAATAGGTCATAAGATACGCCAGCTAATACTGCCGCTGCTATCCATTCCAGATAATTTGTAGGCGATAATAAATTGTAGTGAATATCTAAGTCCTTTTCCGCCTTTTTTCTATAATAATATCCATACCTTATAGATTTCTGCGCTTTTTCTATAACCTTATTATATTCGTTTTCCGATATTGTATGCTGACAATTAGGGCATATTAAGTTTTCAGTTATATGTCCACAATTCAAACAAATGTACTCCATAATAGTATTTATTTATAATTTTCCAGCTAAATTCTTCACATCCTCCGCAGACTTTACTTCATGCACGGTATCGCCCACTTTTACGAAGCCTACTATATCTCCAGTGTTTGACTTTTCAAATAGTTCAGTTACTGGGACACCCAAAGCATCGGCGATTTTTTCCAATGTACCAATAGTGGGGTTGCCATTAATTGCTTTTGATAGCCCAACTCGTGACAAGCCTATTTTTTCAGCGAGTTCAGTTTGATTGATTCCTGCCTCTTTACATAGTTCTAAAATTCTAAATCTCATATATGTATATATTTAGTTTACTCCCATTATTTATGGCAAAGTTACTCAAAGTTTTCATATTAGCTAAATAAGACAACTAAAAGTATTCTTTTTATAGTTTATTAACTATCTATATTTTGCTAATTGAATACTTATAGTTTACTTTGCAATATCAAAATGATAACCAAAAGTATAATTTAAAACATATAAGAGTATGAGCACAACATTTAGAAGTCAGATGAAAGAGGTTATGATCCTCGCCTGGCAGATGGTTAAAAAGAACGGTTTCACAATGTCAGAAGCATTAAAGGTGAGTTGGGCTAATTTGAAACTCAAAGCAGCTTTGAAAGTAAAGGTAGTAGAGTTCTACTTCAAAAAAACTGATGGTTCGTTACGTCAAGCCTTTGGCACTCTCAAAGAAAATTTAATCGGTGAGATAAAAGGTACTGGCAGAAAGCCGAATGATAACCTGCAAGTGTATTGGGACACAGAGAAAGAAGAATACAGATGTTTCAAGAAGTGTAACCTTATTAAAATCGCATGACAATGAAAAAGAAAAGTATGGCAACAGTTGAGATTGAATGCTCAAATACACATTCAATACCAGTATTCAGCGACTTTTTAAGTGAAGTACAAAAGCGGTTTGATATTGAGAAAGAAGCTAAGAATTAATTATATTCTTTTATCATACAGATGGGGTTGTTAGACCAATTTAGAGAGTTTTCTCATCATTATAGGGGCGTGAATCACCATGCTGCGTGTATTGATATGCTTGCAGTGTAGTTCTTAACACGATTATCCAAAGGCAGCCTTCGCACGACATTAAAGACTGCCTTTATTATTCACTCTTAAATGAAATAATTATGGACGAAATTTGGAAAGATATTGAAGGGTACGAAAACGATTACCAAGTATCAAATTTAGGCAGGGTAAAATCCTTGCCAAAGAAATGCTGGAACGGCAAAGGGTATTGGTTTAGAGATGGGCGTATTTTAACGCCAGTCAAAAGCAAAAAGGGGTATTTGAATGTATGGTGCAGAAAGAACATATTCAAGGTTCATCGCTTGGTTGCAAATGCTTTTATACCTAATCCGCAAAACCTACCACAAGTAAATCACATAGACGGTGATAAAACCAATAATTGCGTTGCCAATCTTGAATGGGTTACTGATGGTGAGAACCTTCTACACGCATATAGAGTTCTTGGTAGAAAGCAAAAAACTGGTAAAAACCACCATAATTCACGAGCTGTTATACAATTGAAAGACGGCAAAATTATAAATTCATTTGATAGTCTTAATGAAGCAGCACGCGCGACAGGCGCTCATTTTTCGGGCATTTCAATGTGTTGTAGTGGAAAAATAAAGAAGCACAAGGGCTATCAATGGAGATACAAAGAGGAGTGATTTCACTCCCCTTTCTTTATGGCTTGTTTTTGTATTTCAGCTTTTCTCTTTTCTTCTTGTTCTTCTTTTATCTCAACGAGTTCTTCTTCGATGCGGTCAATATTTCCAGCGAACATTACCCCATGTCGTTGTGACCATACACCACCCGACACAGCTTTTACAGCTACATTAACTTTATCTTCTAAATTGTCAAGGCGATACGGAACAACTTCTGTACTAATATCTATCGTTTCAGATGCTTTGTTAAATTCAGATGGATTTATAGAACCTAAAGCAGAGACTATGAAGTTCACACGCCTTTGCAAGAACTCACCTATCACCTCGGCATGATTTTGAACTTGCAAATGTGTCGAAAGAAACACGTAATCGAAAGCCACTCCCGACAAAGCATTTCCAGCACCACTCAACTTTTCAAAACTGATTTGTGGTGTATTCGTCATAGAATATGCTTTCTCAAAGAGGGTTTCTACCTCAAATTTTACGGTATCATTTGCTTGGTTCCACGTCAGATACTGGGCATCCGCACCTTCACCTGTAAGTTTGACCATTCTATCCTTAACCTTACCCATGAAACCCTCTACATCACCAATTAGCTTCAATAGTGGGAAGAAATGGTAGTCTATACAATCAGCATAATTGGATAATAGTTTCTCCAACCGGACCCGGAAGGTCTTTATCTTCTTGCAATAAGGTTCAGGACGATAAGCATAGAGAACCGGTAGTTTTGGGAATCCATGAGCAAAAGGCGTTCTTTCTTCATACCCTTTAGACAAATCCCATTGATAAACCATTTTGTCCGTGATAGTCATAAAGCAGGTGATCTCCGAATCATCCATGAGCTTCTTTTTATACTCACGTGAGAAAGCAATCATTTTACCTTCATCGTTAAAGAACGGGTATAGCTTATCACCTCTGAATGGAGACCATAACACGCTTTTCAGTTTCTTGGTGGGCTTGACCTTGCCACCGAACGTAGTCTTAACTTTCTTCCAAAACTTTGCCCAAAACGAATCATCATCGGTAACATACCAATATTCTGCCGCTTCTTGTTCGGAGAGCCAGGCACGGACAATCTTCTTGTTTTGGTATTTGATTTTGTTGGATTTAAATACAGCCTTTACCGCATCCAGCAGCTTCTTTTCATCATCATCAGTTGGAGTGCAATCCATAGACGGTTCTGTGCCGACCGTGAAAGCTGTTTGAATGTTCACTATATCCTGTTCCAATGGAATGGAGATACGGTTCACCGGTTCAGTCTTATACTTTGCTTCGATTTCATAAGTCTTACCAGTTTTTTCATCGAAGTGTTTCTCTGCTTCTTTTTCAAGAACCTTTCTGTCCGGATACTTCTTTTTGTCAACCATAATTTCATGGCGTTCCGGATTCCAATCGTCCCAAAGTTTACAACAGTCGGGAAGTTCAGTCTTCCTACCTTTCTTCAGGTAGTTTATCTTCTGCCCGATGTCAGACAATGCTAATATTTCTTCTAAATTCAATGGCATAGTTTATATTTTTAATGTGTGAATATTCCTGTTAAATCTTTCGGCTTCTGAATTTTACCAAGAAGCTCACCCAATACATAGTAACGTACAGCATCTATTCCGTGATTGTCATGGTCTTCCGGTTCGTTGATATAGTTCCCGTCCTTATCCTTTGCCCAAACATACTTTCTGAACTCGCTTTGCAAGTTGTACGAGCGTTTGGTTATATAAATCTCCATATCTTTCATTTTGTCAATTCCGGCATTGATAGAGCCTGCACCTTTCTCTACGGCATATATCTTGATTCCTCCGTTGTGTATCTCTTGAATCAAACGTGGATCTGCGCTGTCAGCAATGACTTTCAATCCCCACGGGCGAAGAGTCTTGATGATGTCAGAAGAAAGCAATCCAGTACGGTAATCCACTTCATCCAAGTAAAGGGCGTTATCAACGATACCACAACGAATGGAAGCAGACGGGTCATGCGTATAACCGAAGTCTTGCCCGAAAGCAATTTTCTTTGCCCAAGCCGGGAACTCGTCAACAATTCCCCACTTCTTGAACACAGCACCTTCTGCAACGTCAGCCCACCGGCCGATAACCACATGAGCATACTTTTCAGGATTACTCACCTTCATATCTTCCACCTCTTTCAGGAACTCAGGAGAAAGGTTATCCAAGTTATCAAAATACGTAGTATGGATATGGAGCACATTCGGATGAGTGGAAATCTGAACCTGCACACCGTCAATCTCTACCAGCTTGTGAGTTTTCTCAATGTATTTCTTGTAGATGAAGTGATTGGAATCGCATGGGTTCATTATAATGATAATCCGGTTCTGAATACCCTTCTTGCGAATGGAGAGCATTATCTTGTCGAACTCATCTTCGCTTGTCCACTCTTCCGCTTCATCGCAGACGAAAGTCGTAATGCCTTGAATGGATTTCAGTTTTGCTGTCTGGTTCCCGGAAGAAGTCTTGATACCCCGAAACATGATACGGCTCTTAGTCATCTTATTGACTATGTCCGTCTTTGTGGTCTTGAAATATTTCGTGGTACCGTCCAAATCTATCTTCTCCATCATTTCGGGGATGATAGACATACCGGCAGAAACCATCGTGTAACGGGTGTAAAGAATCTGATGCACAATCTTCTCTACAGGAGTCATTTCAAAAGTCAACCGCTCAATAAAAGTAGAAGCATTGAAAGACTTTCCGCTACCACGCCCACCGGTAATAAGAATTATAAATTTTTCCTTATCCTCGTATAATGGATGGTAAATTTCTTGGGGTACTATCATTTTAGCTTGTCTTTAATCCAGGAATCAATGTTGATGCCATGCTCTATGTCTGTTGGAATATCAGCGTCTTCATCCTGCTTGCGTTCAACCTTTCTCCAATCCTCATCATGGTGATACAGCCAAACAGACATTGCTTGCAAGTTTGGTGCCAACTCGCTTTCGCTAACTTGTAATTCATCTTCGCCCGTCAAATTCCCTTCTGAATCACGGAGCTTTCTTACCACGGTGCTTTTGGTTTTTATGCCACCGAGAGCCATTGCAAGGAATTTAGCCCTTACAGTGGCATTGATTGTCGCGCGCCCACGCGCTAAGACTTCGGATATTTCGGTGTACTCACTTTTCTTTTCGCAGAAAGTTTGTGGTAAAATCCCAATGGCATAGGCAATTTCCTTATCAGTGAATCCCTTTTTGGCATACGATTCCACGAGAGAAAGAAAGTCCTCGCTTGTATAATCAAACTTTGGCTTTCTTCCTCCTTTACCTTTTCTATTTTGAGATTCACTATTGCTCATATTACTTCTTTAATTTTCCACATTTCTCACATTGTTCATACCTGAACTCAGAGAACATCACACTACCTTTCCAAACATAATGATGAACACAAAACAGGTTTTGCTTTAGAACATTCCTTATCCAAAGTATAAAATCGCCAATCATAATTTTAACCGTTATTGTTACCCATATATACACGGCGAGAAATTGGCTTGTTTCCATAGACATCAACTCCTCTTTTTGAGAAATAGCTATCTATTTTCTCAGCATATCTTCCCATTATAGATTTCGTTCTATCCCTTATGTTTCTTTGTCTTGCAGAACCTAACCCGTATTGCCCTTCCAGCGTTGTACATTATTCGTCTGGACTGCTGATATAACTGGCTATATGTTTTCTTTCTAACTCAGCTTTCCTCCCAATAATTAATCTATTCTTTCTACTTGTTCATCAAATACTTCTCCCTTTATGAACTTCATATCCGGATCATACCCGAACCTTTCGCAGAAAGCGGCTTTAGCTTCATAGGTATCAAAGGACAACATCACATAGGCATCCATGTTCTCGACTTGCTTCTGTGCGTTTTCTTTCACCTGATGCTTGACCTCTTTCATGTGGGCAACCTTTTCGGCACGTTCCAACTGCTTGGCGGCTTTATCGGCTTCTTTCTGTTCGGAAACTGGGACCATCATATCAGACAAAGCATCCGCAATAGAGTTTTCCTCTTCGGTCTGCAAAAGATAGTCGACACCAATCATATTCAAGTCAGCATCGGTCAGACCTGCATCTTTCCAGTCAATATCAGGAACAATACGGGCAAGAGCGTCAAAATCCCATGTACCTTGTGCATTCGGGTTGTTCATTAGAATGTTTAACTCCTTTTCCTGCTGCTCGTCCACGTCTATGACATCGACACGAATACGGTAGTCGTTATCGGGAAACTTTTGCAATTCGTCCATGACAGACAAACGCTGGTGCCCGCTGACTACGGTAAGCCCGGTACGCTTATTCACAACTATTCCACCTACCAATCCGAATTTCTTGATGCCACGTTTCAGTGTCTTACGTGATTCATCAGATAGTTTTCGGGGATTATAATCCGCAAAGTGAATGGCAGAACGATTAAGTTCCACCGATTCACTCTTTATGTATTTTGATAATTCCATATTAGCCATTACTTAGACCGAAACCTCTCTGCCGAAGAGTATTCCTTTCGGCTCTTGCTATAAGATTATCACGAGATTGTTTTGCACGCCTGCTTGCGGCACTGCTACTCCATGTATTTTTTCTTCTCCAGTTAGCTTCGCTCAATCTTTCTGCCTGAGCATATATCTGTTCTCTTGTCTTTCTTTTTCTGACTCAGCAATTCTCCTTATTAATTTTGTTGATTATGATACTCCCAAAGCGCTCTTTCAGCCATCGGGAAAACTCTGTAAATTCTCTGTAAATCTTGCGGGTAATTCTTCTCCATCCAAAGCATACAATCAAGATTGAAACCTACTCCCGAACTGGCTTTCAATGAATATCGAACTGGCTCGGGTAGATTGTGTTGCTTCATGTAAGCAAGTATATCCTTTTGTGTCCAATCAGCCAAAGGATAAACCATACCGTTATTCTCGTAACCGTTTACCTCATACCCTTTCAACATAAGCCTACGATTCATACCATCAGCTTTTTTCATGCCTAAGAATGTATAATAAACTCCATGAGTAAGCTGCATAGCCTTTACCACATCTGCCAACTTCAATAGCTTTACTTTCGGATTTGGCACACAATACATACCGCCACGGAGAATATAAGTAAGGTTCCAATGTGGTACTTGAACAAACTCTATCTTCGGATACTTGGCTTTAGTCCAGTTTATCCAACGGTTAATATGCTCCAAATTCTTGACAAAGTACATGAACACGCAAACAATCCGGTCAAACTTTGGATAGATTAAATCAAGCAGAACAAGCGAATCCTTACCAAGTGATAAAAACAGTAAAGCCTCATTCGATTTTACCCGAATGAGGTCTATATACCGGTTCGCTTGTTCTACCTTGCTCATAGCTAACCACCACTTAAACCAAATGAAGTACGAAGGTCACTATAACGCTGTCTGCGTGACCCCAACTGTGATGTACCAGCTTCACCGCCACGTCTGGCAACCAATCTACCACCAGCCCCTGCACCGTTCATATTTCTGCGAGGCCCGGCTACTCTGTTAATTCTTCTTGCGACTCTGCTTTCTAATTTTAAAAGTTAAACAAATCAATCTATATGTTTCTCTAATATCTTACCCAAAGTATAATCCATTTGTGCGGCAAGATATTCTTCGCCTTGATATTCGTAAACAATATCATTACCGTTTTCATCTGTGAGAATTACTGCTTCTGCGTTCTTTACCTCTACAATGATATAAGGACGCTTGCCCGTATATGCACCTGTCAGAAGCTTGATGGCATCATACTTGATAGGCTTTAATTCAGCCTCTCCTTCTTCAGGTAGTTCTGCATCAGCCGGATATTCTTTGCCACCACAGAGGTAAGTGATATACTTCTTAGCGTTAGTTGGTCTGATTTCACGGTATTCGTGAGTTTTCTTGCCTGCTAAGATTTCATCGAAATACTTCTGTTTAATCGAGAGTGTTAAAATATTCATAATCGTGCCATTTTTAATTGAATAACTAAGTAGTTGCGGGTAACGGATTCGAACCGCTGACCTTCACCAAGTCAAAGTGACGAGCTGACCACTGCTCTAACCCGCGATAGCGCCACTAAGGTACAACCATAACCAAAAACACAGAAACATCTTCAATCGTTATTTATGACAATCGATTTATTGTCGTAAACTAAGCCATTTATCCCGTTTTTCTCTGCACGCCTCTAAAGTAGGCGCACAGCAAGAAAACAATTCACCGCTTTCAGTACGGTAGTCGTACTGATACATTCTCACTCTCTTACCTCGCAACTTGGTGTTGTAGGTAGTATAATTCTCTTTACCGGGCTGGCATACGCTGCAACCGTTTTCGTTTATTGAGTTCATAATCAATCTTATTTAATGTTTCACATTCAACCGTTCTTCACTCGTATAAGCCACTACAAGCCCGGTTTCATCATGTTGTATCGTGACATACTTTTCGCCTCTTTCTATGGTAGAAAAATCACACATAGAACATAACTTGCCTAATACTTTGCCCAATTGTTTCATCAGTGATGTTTCTGGGCTAATAACTAAAACTAAATCTGCTTTCATAATCGTATGTATTTAAGCGTTAATACCTATTGCCTTTCTTACGAAGTCACCAGCCTGTTCTACTGACATATTCAGCTTCTTCTGAATCAAGATAATCATACAGGCTACTTGTTCTTGTGTATCTAAGTTACCTTGTGCAAATTCTGACATGATGAACTTTTCTATTGTTCTCTGTTTAATTACTGATGTTGCCATAATCATATATCTTTTAATTGTTATTACTATCTGTTCTCAAGCTATGCAAGTCCAATAATCAACTATATACTGAATAGCCTCGTCTTTGTAGTCTACATTGTAGAGCTTACAGGCTTCTGCCTCACTCATGGCGGCTAACGCTGCCAGTTCGTTGTTCATGTTATCAATGTTTGTCATAACCTTTATATTTAATTGAATTATCCAAATCGTTTAATTTTACACCGCAAATATAACAGATTGTTTAATTCACAACCAAATCTATTTGTGTAATATATGTTAATAAATAAACTTTCTGTATATTTTTGTCGCATTTCTTATACAGATATGGAAAAATGAGATATTTTTGCACTTAAACAATATGTATAATTATGGATTTAAGAATAAAGGATATTTGTCGAGAGCAAGGTATCATGTTGAAAGACCTTGCAAAGCAACTTGGATTAACAGAGGTTGGATTGTCTAAGTCTATAAATGGAAATCCGACCATCGGACGTTTAGAAGAAATCGCCAACGCCCTCGGTGTTCCTGTTACAGAGCTATTCGATAAGTCTTCTGACGAAGTAGTCGGAGCCGTCCGGATCGGTAAGGATACACATGTGATTAATAGTAAAGATGATATTAAGAAGTTAGCAGATAAATTATAAACCTAATAAAATAGGAGGTGATTATGTATAGTGATAGAGGTGAAGGAAAGTGCCCTCATTGTGGCGCGACAATCAAGGTTTCAGAATATAGGATGGGAGTTCCTGGAGGTAAAGAACGTGAGGAAGCGGTATGTCCTATATGTAAAACGGTATTGTTTAACGAAGTTACAGATGGTTGGTTTGACGTATCTGTTATTTCTACGGAACATTTGGTAGAACCTTATAAAAGCCGATACAATAAATAGCCATATATTAAAGTAAGCCGGATTTCTCCGGCTTACTTTCTTTGACACAGCTACAACTTTATTCATCAACACTTTACATCATTCACTGACATACCCCAATAAAAAAGCGACACAGTAAACGACACAGATAAGCACCTGTATTTTAACAATTTACCTTCAATGTTGACACAGCAAACGACACAGAATAGACACAGATAACGCTTTAAAATACAGCCCATTACACAACAAAGTGACACAAGGTAGACACAGCAAGCGACACAAATAATAATAATAAATATAATATACTTCTTTCTTGCGTGTACAAATTTTCAAAGGATCTGCTTGGTTGAGTCATACAAAATAAGTACTTTTGGGAACTTGTTAAACTTATTACTATCATGAGAATATTATTATCACTTTTAATCTTTGTTTTTACACTTGTCTTTTCCATACATGCAGATGTCTCCACCCCATTAGACATTGAATGCTGTATTTCGATCAATAAAAAACTCGACGAACAGACTGACATTCTTAAACAGCAATATGAATTAAGTGCAAAAAATAAACAGGTTATAAATAAAATTTATGAGAAAGTAACAGATACTCCAAATGCTGATATGACATATAAAGATTGGCTTAATATAATAGGCACATTATTTGGATCACTTTTAGGGGCTGGAGTCGCTATATTTGTCTTTAAGAGAGGAATAAAACATGAAAAAGAGAAAGAAGAAGAGAAAAAAAGATCATTACTTAAAGCCATCGCCCTTACTTTAGATAATATTGAGAAAAAATGTAGAACAAAGGTTCTATATATTAAAGAATATAATGAATCTGTTCATAAAAGACCGTGGGAACATAGTATTTTAAAAATCAATACCATAGACGAAGCTATTAGGATTAAGAGTTTAAATGTTGATTATGTTTTTGACGCTTTCTACGAGTTTAAAATCGATGAAAAGTATTACATCAAATTACATCCTCATTTAGATTATATATCTGATCTATTCAAAAGTTTCGATAATGATTACTCAAACCATTCACATCAATATATAACCATGCCATCAAATGAAATACTAAAAATAAATGAACAAATACAAAATGAAAGTGTATTTTTAGCAATAGATCTAGAAAAGAATCAACGATTAACGATATTGGCTAAACCCATTTGGGAAATTATAAACTCCTATAACGAAAAAATCAAGGAAAACAAAACCAATATTGATTTTATAATAAAAAAATCTATAGATCCCCTTCTTCATTTATATATAAAAAAAGAATATTTAAATATAACATCCATCAGAGATTTTTTGCCCCTTTTGAAGCACTCGAAAGCTCTATACGATAGTATTTGTGAATACAACATTCTTTTTGCAGATCAAGTACTGTCAAAAAATGAAAGTCTCACAAATTGCGCCAACATATTCCATGAAATAAAAATGCAAATCAACAAACAGACTGGAAATCAAATTACATTTAATTAAAATTAAAACAGGTAGTTCTGATTAACTATTCCCTCATTCTCTATGACTAACCCTTATTTTACTTGTATATATTTATCCGAAAGCAATACCTTAAACAAACAATAAATAAGGCGCACCCAAAACGATGCGCCTACTTTTGTCAATTAGTTCTCGATTTTATATCAGAGCCTCACGGCTGGAATATCAGAATCTGACAGCTTCCATTCTTTTGAGGATATTATTATACCCCTCTTGGATTATAGCCTTTTGCTTTTCGGAAGCTGTAACGATCTTTCCTTTGTATTTTCGCATAACGGACTCGTTCAATCCAATTTCCTTTGCAAACTTACTGGCATTTATGAAAGGGAATGCCTCGAAGAATCCACTCAAATCATAAATATACGAAACAGAATAGCCAGACTTATACCACACAGGAAACTCACCATGTTTCTCTTTGTAATATTCAGCCTGTTCTTCCAGTACAGACAGGAAATCATCTTTGGCTTCCTGCTCCGTAAGACCGAAACCATACGCGCCGTTCACGTCTTCCGAATAAATAGAAATACCTCCATCATTCGCCTTTTCGATAATCGCCTTAATCTTCTTCATAATCGTGCCATTTTTAATTTCGTCAATTAAAGCACCCACCGAAGTGGGTGCAGTCCTTTTACTTCTTTAACCCCGCCTTTTTCATCATACTATCAAGAGTACCGTTTGGAATCTCTTTTGCCGGATGCCTACCGACAGGGATAAAGTAGTCAAAGTCGGGATGAACATATTTGTAATGGTTCGTCCCCTTTTTGATTGTCCAGCCTGCTGATTCAATCAATTTGTAAAACTCTGAATACTTCATAAAATCAAAGAACTTTTTAATTGACGCCACAAATATAACGTTTTTGTTACAACCACAAAAGTAACCACAAAGAAAACAGTAACATATTTGTTGCTTTTAACAATTAACGAAGCCGACCTACTTCTCCGGCTTTATCCTTTCCATCATCTCCCCATATATCCAATCCACATCTTGCCGGAAATACTTGTACAGCTGGTAAGAGAAAACCAAGTTATTACGGTTATTGGATATGGTTGTCTGGGCATTTACACCTAAAACCTCCGCCAGCTTATCTCGAAGGCCATTTTTCATCTTTCCTCCGGCAAGGGTACTCGGAGAATACAAAAACAAGATGATAAAAATGAATTTCTTTCGTTGGGTAACATTCCCTGACCTAAATATCTCCTTTTGAGAAATAATCTCTTGGAACCACCGATATAACATTCCTATCATATCAAGGTCCGTCAATATAGGTTCTGTCAGCTCTTTTTCCCTTTCCGATAACTTTGATTTCTGCTCTCTAATTGATTTTATTTCCGCAATTTCTGAAAACATGGCACAATTATTTAGAAGTAAATAGTATATTTGTACTAAATAATCGTGTGGGGAGGTAACGTTACTGGTGGTTCGGGGCGTTGCCTCTTGTATTTTTTAGAATGGAAGATCTTCTCTTGATTGTTCAGGTTGATAGAGTTTCGATTGTGGACTGGCTTCTTGCTGGGCAAGTCTACTTCCCAATAACTCCAGCTTATCAACAAATATTTCTGTCACATACCGCTTTGATCCCGTTCTATCCTCATACTGCCGGGTCTTGATCTTGCCCTCGATATAGATTTGAGAACCCTTCCTGACATACTTTTCTACGACCTCGGCCAGACCTTTCCAAAAGATAAGACTATGCCATTCCGTGCGGTCTGGAACCTGGATCCCGTTTTGAAGGGTATAGCCTTTCTCCGTTGTAGCAAGCGATAGATTGGCGACCTTTGTCCCGGCAACATCTTTCACTTCAGGGTCCTTTCCAGCATAACCGAGAAGGATTACTTTATTTATGCTCATTCTTCATTCTTTTTTTGTTTTGCAAATTCTATAACATATTCAACGCCGGCATGAAATCCTTTCTTATAGCCATCTTTGTATTGGTTATTTGAGATTCCATAGTAGTACGCTGATCCGATACACAGGGTAAGCCCTATGGCGGTCAATACAATTCCTAATCCGAAATATGGATAAGTAATGTCTATACGAAATGGTTTGAGCTGAATAGATATTCCAGATGTCATGACAAATAGCATCAAAAGCGATATTATCGCCCATATTAAAGCCTTAATCATTTCGTGCCTCCTTTCAGTAGTTCTGGGTTGTCGTATATGTTACCAACGACTTCATAATCAAAATTATCAATAATACCATTATCTATATCTTTTTGCTTAGGCATCCGAGTTATAAACTCCTCCCCAAAGCGTATTTCTGGACACATTTTTATAACTCCCGTTTGAGATTCAACCCATCTTTTTGTCTCATGTTGTTCCTTTATGTGAGGCATATATTGTTCAGGATAGAAATCACTTTTTATAATTTTTCTTTTAACAATATCCCCCTCATATACTTCTTGTCCATTTTTGTCATACAAGCCCGTGAACTGGCCAACGGTTTGTTTATCAACGCACCAATCATCCATCTTAGATGAATTTTCTTTTCGTTGAGAAAGTATGTTGTACTCCCCATCAGGATAAACAATAAGAGACCCATAAACCCATTCGGTTGATTTAGTTATACGCCCTCTGAATTTGATTTTCCGGTTCATAATTATGCTAATTGTTTGATTTTACGATTGTATATTTCTTCACATAGTGCTTCGCACCACTTCCTGGCAATAGTCACTTCAACTGCATTGCCGATGAATTTCTTTTGGTCTGCCTGTGTGCCAATAAGTTCGTAGTCTTTCGGGAAACCCATTATCAGCTTCAGTTCATCAATCTTCAGCATACGCATAGTGATGTCTATGATGTTGTAAAGTGCCATAAATTCTTTGATTTTGACAGTCATAGGACTGTCTGTTTCATAGACTTCAATAGCGACTTCGCCGGTTTCAGTCGTGACAAGATATGGCGGCATTTTATCCATTCTTGCGATGAGCGTGAAACACGGTTTATCGACAGAACCGCCATTTGACGCAAAATGTGGGTTCATCAAGTAGTGCTGCTTCACGGTGACAAGTTTCTGCTTCGGGTTCGTCAGCACAGCCGGGTTGGGCTGTTCGATGCTTGAAAGCTGACCACCGCCCGAATACTCATTTGCGATGAAACTGCAAGATGCAACACCAATTTGACCTACCGTGCATATCGTTTGTGCTGGGTCTTCAATAGAATGACCTGTATTATTGAAGCGATAGTTTACAATAAATTGCGCTTTCACAAATGCGTGGTGGTCAATAGTCGTTATTGTTCCTGCCGGTTCTTCGACAGACACGTTCTTGCTGTCAGGCTGACCGCTGAATTGCTTTGACAGAAAAGACACTGATGCAAGTGCAAGACGCTGTTGTGTCGCGATAGTGGGGCAGGGTTCATCAAGTGACGGCGGCACATACTTTCCGCGTTGGTTCATCGAATTGTATTTCACCATAAAGGCATCTTTGCCACCTGCGACAAACTTAATCAGTCCGGCATATATGCGTTCAAGCGTTTTTTCTGCAAGCGGTTTCTTTCGGTTGAAGATTGATTTGCCTTCATCTTCAAAGTCAAGAACTTCACGCACTGGCTTCCACTTCGGCATTGTGCCGAACAAACTTGCTGCACCTGTCTTGCAATGTGTCTGTTTCGGGAACACAACCGGCAGACCATTCTTCGCAAAGATGCCGAAGAAGCGTTTGCGCGATGTGTATGCGCCGAAGTCTGCTGCGTTCAGTATGCGATGCGTGAAGTTGTAGCCGTATTTCTTCACGTTGTTCACCCACTTGATATATGACTTGCCACGGTCTTTTGACACCGGCTTTCCGTTTTCATCAAGTTCACCCCACGACATAAATTCTTCGACATTCTCGATTTGAATATAATCGGGGTCTATTGCTTCGATGTATCTGAAAAGATGTTCTGCAAGTGTCCGGCTGTCTGCGTCACGTGGCTGACCGCCTTTTGCACGGCTGAAGTTCGTACATTCAAGCGATGCCCATAGCACAACAAGTGCGTCAGGGTTCTTCGTGCGACACTTCTGAAGATGATGCACAAGTGGTGACAGTTCAAGCGTTCTGATGTCTTCTGTGAAGTGAAGCGCGTCCGGATGATTTGCAGCGTGTGACGCAATGGCATTCGCATCGTGATTGACACACGCAATGACTTCTGCGCACTGTTCGCCATGAAGACGCGCTGTGTTCACGCCGGTAGAAGTTCCACCGGCACCGCAAAAAAGGTCTATGTATAATAACTTTTTCATTTCACTATCTTGTTAGGCATTCATTAAACGCCTTTTCAAACACATCCGGACTTAACATTTTATTGGCAATAGCTTGAAATGCCGTAGATATAGCAGGTATATCGTTCAAATTAATGCTTACATCCTTTGGGGTTAGATTATCCGTTATCATTCTTGCGTAAAACATGGCTTTGTCAATAGACAGCCAAGCCAAAGGATTCACAGCTATTGGGACCAATTTTCGCATTGATATGTAAAAATCACGTATTGTAATCTTGGATGTTTGGCATAACATATCAATAGTAGAAGCGATTGATATTAGATGGTTCAGTTCTCCTGAACATCCATTATTTAAAAGCGTCTGACTTATGGCAAACCCGTATTTGTCGATATGAGGTTTAATATCGTCTTCCATGCTTTGCGTTATAACCGCAAGCGTTTCAACATTGACATTCGCAATCCTGCAAATGTTTGTATTGTACGATTCCATGAATCTTTTCAATTCGTTTATGTTCTTCTTTACTCCACGCCTGTAGTATGGAGTATTACGGCAACTATCGTAAATATTAAGTGCGTAATTATAAACTTGATCATTTACGAAGAGGACAATGTAAGTCAATGAAGTAACAAGTCCGTCTGTGTCTTTGTCTATTTCTTCCCAATTATTGTATTGTTTCATAATCATATAGCCATTAAATCAAACAATGTAGGAGCACTTACTTCGTTCTCCGCTTCCCGCAGATAAGAAAGCCCGTCTTTCCAATAATCATAATTGAGTTCTGTTGAAAGTCCCCTACGACCTAACTTGATAGCACAATAAGGGACAGTACCGATACCTCCGAACGGGTCAAATACCAATTCTCCTTTGTTCGAGTACCGTTCAATCAGCCTTTCAACGATATCTAACTGAAGAGGACAAATATGATTTTGTCGTTTCTTTTGTGATTGCTTTGTGTTAAGCGTTCTCATACGGGCCACATCATCCCATATCCAATCCTTCTTGCTTACAGGGTCGACAGCCATAAATGTTTTTGGAAGTTTTCCGTATGCTTCTAACTCTTCCGCAAAAGACACATGTTCCTCATAGTTATAGATATGTTCACGTTCGTAGTTACGGAACAAATGCCGAATCTTATCTATTCCAGCACCTTTCATATCTTCGTATGACAACAATGAATTGCCGGAAGACTTCCAACTTGCATGGGCATCGATCTGCCAACGGGCCAGCGAGTATTCGCTCTTGTCCTTCGTGATAGGCTGGTCGGCATAAGCGCGGGAGGTATCGGTAGGCAACTTGCGAAAAAGCAATACATATTCAGGGCATCCGATTCCCATCTTGGAACCATCCTTGCACATCTCGGTATAGCCCAAACGGTAGGTCTGATTGTTTTCCCTCACCACGTCGGTATCGACCGTAATGCGTCCCATATATCGGAAGCCATGCTTCATGTAATGAAATACAGTCATTTCGCTGAACGGGTCAATAGTTGGCATACCGTCCCCCGTGGCGTTGCCGAACAAAACACGATCTTTCACATGGATGCAGGCCAACCGACCCGGTTTCAAAATGCGCATTAACTCTGGTGTAAGATAATCCATCTGTTCAAAGAACTTATCGTTATCTTCATTGTGCCCAAAGTCATTGTATGTAGGCGTGTATTCGTAATGATTTGAGAACGGGATACTGGTTACGATCAGATCTACAGAGTTACTTTCCATCTTCTGACATTCCAATACATTATCGTTATTGATTGCTTTCCACAACTTGCCGGATTTTTCTTCCCGACTGGCGAACATCCAGCGCATCATCTTTTCCTCGGCCTGCAAACCGAACAAACCGTTATGCCGGACAATATCAGTCATATTTGCGACCATTTCCCGGTGTTGTGCCCATTTCTGCATGAAGCTCTTAAATATTTCACCCTCGCTTTCGGCATAGACCAGATAGAGATCAACGGGATGCTGTTGCATAAAGCGGTATATACGGGCTATCGCTTGGAACTTATCGTTGAAGCGGTAGTCAATGAACATGATTGCTTTATGACAATGATACTGGAAGTTCAGACCTTCACCAAGCATCTCCGGTTTAGCTGCAAGGTATTTCAGCCGGCCATCTTTGAAGTCGGATATTACCTTGTCGGCTTCTTCATCGTCTTGTGAACCATAGACAGCCTTACAACCTGGAATCGCTTTGCATAGTTCCAGCCGTTCAGCTTCCAAGTCATGCCATAAAAGGAAATGGTCGTCCTTGTTTTCCGGGCGATTGATTATCTCTACCACACGGGCAATCTTTTCCTGCATGTTATCTCGGCGTTCTTTTGCCGCGTCAGCAAGTCCGAGAGCAGCCTCACGAAATATTTTCACCTGTCCGTCACGATCAGCTCCAGCCGTAGAATTGTCCACATTCACAATCTCTTCATGTACGCGGAGTTCAGGCAACTCATAGCCAGTATCCGGATAACCGAGGTCGGAAGGCTTGGTTAGGAACAACGCCCATGTAGATACCCACAACCAAAACTCTTTTTCCTTATGCGGATAAAGTGTCAAGTTATTCGCTTTCGTGCTGTCTCGCTGAAAGAATCGAGTAAGAGCCTGTCCGGTGTCCATCACACCAAGATAACCAGCATAATGTATAAGTTCCTTGTATCTGTTTGGCGAAGGTGTAGCCGTAGCAACAAACCTGTAAGGGACACCCGAGAACAACGGTAGAAACTCCTGATAGGTCTTGGTGCCGAATCCGCGCAACACGCTGGCTTCATCCAATGATGTTGCAGTAAAATAGGACGGATCTATTCTCACTCCATCCTCACCATCACGCACACGTTCGTAGTTTGTTACCATGATGTCGGTAGGACATATCATCACATCTGCCATAGTTCGGACATAAGTTACTTTCATGTGCAAGTGTTGTTCCGCTTGTGTTAGGAACTCGACTACCACACGCTTAGGGCAAACGATCAATCCCTTGCCTCCTTTATGGTTCAAGATTACCCGTAGTATTTCCAGTTGGGTGACTGTCTTTTGCATACCGAAGCTGGAGAATATAGCACGGCATCCACCGGCAACCGCCCAACGAACGGTATCTTTTACATGAGGGTATAATGTCGGGGTAATTTCTTCCGAATTAATATAAAACCCCGTTTGATGACAGATAGCCATCTTATTTCTTAGAAATTCTATATATTCCATGATAATTTTAATTATTTCAATTTTGTATCCACCTCCTCAAACACCACACTCTCACTATCCGGCCTATATTTGGCAAAACAAGCCGTCATATACTTGCAACTATTCGCACCACCCTTGCTACGGAAAACGCATTCGCGACAAATTACCATTTTACCCTTTACGATAGCTCGGAAACGCTTTATTATCAGTGTCCGATCTGCGAAGTTTACAATGGTGCCAATAGGTGCTATTCTTAACTTTTCTACTGTTTTCATTTTCTTAGCTTGATTATTCTGATTCCATAATCTTTTTCAGAAACTCCAAATGATCCGGAAATGGTACGGAGTTCTTGTCTTGCTTCTCGTATCTTTTTTCTCGTTGTCTTTCCTGTTCTTCCCGGTCGTATTTCTCCAGTTGCCTTTTTCTGTATGCTTTGAACTCAATTAGAGCAGACATGATCACCATAGGATCCACAACACCGTAAAAGGTGCCATATTCGCCAGTTTTCAACTTGAAGAAAAAAAGCAACAATTCGGAAGCTTTCAGGTAATAGTATTCCACACGTATCATCACGGAAAGCTCCAAAACCTGTTGGAATGTAGGCTTCTCTTTTACACCGGCAAACTTGTACAAGTCCATCAGTTGAGCAATTATCCAAGTATTCACCTGTTCATCTGGATAGGTTTCTCCGAGCAAAGCCAATGAAGGCGCATTCCCCTTGAACGAACGTTCCACATTTTGAGCACATACAACCTGTAATGAAGGATTGAACTTTTTAGCGAAACTTTCACCGTCCCCGTATCTATTTACTACTAACCGTGTCCTTTCCGAAAGCTTTTGCGGCATATTCGAGGATTTCACGGTCTGTTTGTTCCTCTCGTGATTTTGCCCCGTTTGGAATTGCCGGATAGTTTCTGCTATTCTTGTTGTCATAATTACCTGATATTACTTTCTCAAAATTCGTTGGTTTGATAAGCCAATCGAAAGATGCTGTCCAGCCTTTTTTGTTCTGACCTTTCAAGAAATCGCTTTGATATGCCCTATGAATCATGTCGGCAAACGTCTTTTTGCCATAAGATTTTATACGTGCGTTAATCATCCCTTTACGGCTATCAGAAAGCGGAGTCCTGACCGTACCAAATACACCTTTTGTTTCCTCATTGAAGAATTTGACAAGTTCGGAGTAGTCGATATGTTCGGCGTGGGGCTGCGAAGTCCCACATACAAGAGATTCGTTAGAATCTCCTATATTATTTTCTTTTCTTTTCTTTCCTTTACTTGCTATTGTTTTTTCGACTTTTGCTATAGCATTGCTATCGTTTTCCGTAGCATTTGCTATAAATTCCGTAGCATTTGCTATTTCTGACTCTTTTTTCCCCCATCTCTTAGCGACACCTTTCTTTCCAGCCTCGGATCGTTTCTTCGATTTATCGTCTTTGTATCCCATTCTTTTCTTGAAGCTTTCGGAGTAGAAGTACTTACCATCCTCGGTAAAGACAAATAACCCAAAATCTTCAATCACGGATTTAATTAAGGAAGCATCTTCACGAAGGTCAAAAGCTATCATGTTATAATCTTTGACACTCATGTATTCTGGCTCCTCTCTAAGACGTTCTAAAATCATGAAGAACACTCCATATCCGGATGCCTTATGCCTCATTCGTAAGCGTATCAGCTTGTCTGAGTTCCTAGCGTTGCTGTCGTGGGGGAAATAACTCGTTAGCTCTTTCATAATCAAATCGCATAATCACAGTTTCGTTTGCTGTCGGCAACGAAACGCCTGTTGAAAAAACTACATAGAACCACTTTGGGATTCCCCATTGATACCTTGACTGGCTTCCCTCTCTTACATTTTGAGCAGGTATCCGGACGGATGGCCTGTCGTTCGTTCTTCTTTACCATATCTTTAGAATCTTACGTTTGTCAATTGTCTTCCTCTTGAAAACACAGCCCACTTTCCGTTACCCGTGTCTTTCAAATGCAAATCGGAAACTTCACCGAAACGGTTGATGTTACCGCATAAATCCACAAACCATGCGGCTTCCTTATCTTTATGAGGACGGATGCAACGACCTACAATCTGGTAATACATCGCAAGTGACATGGTAGGTCTGGCCATAACAACTGTGTCAAGTTCTGGGTAATCAAAGCCGGTAGTAAGTACACCAACATTGGCTACTACAGGTATTTCCCCGACCTTGAACATTTCGAGTATTCTTTCACGTTCCTTCTTTGGAGTATCACCGGAAACAATGACACATCCGGGTATGGACATCGTCAATCGTTCCGCTTCTTTCAAAAACCGGGTAAATACCAAAATACCCTTCCTCTTGCCTCCTGCTTTCGGATTCATCAGCCTTTGGACGATATGAACGATGTAACTATAAAAGTCTATCCGTTCATATTCCTTTTGGACTGACTTATCGGTATAGTCGGCTCCGGTAGTGTTTATCTTCAAATTGAGTTCGTTCCATCCGGTAGGATTCATCGGATAGTAGTTCACCTTTGAGAGATAGCCCATATCAAGCAAGGTCGATACCTGTACATGATAAATGACCTCTGAAAACACATGGGGCTTTGTCCGGGTTATGAATTTTAGCATAGAGCCGAAGTCACGGCTGGAACTCAAACGATATGGCGTTGCCGTTAATCCAAGAACCTTACACTTCACAGCATCGAAGAAATCCTTGTACATTCCCTCTATCGGATTCACAAGGTGACACTCGTCCACGATGATATTCTTGAAGTGGGCAAAAAGTTCCGGATGGCTTTTCACGCTACCGATGGTTGCGAATGTTATCCGGCTTATCTCTTTTGAATTGAAGGAGGCGGAATAAATGCTACAATCGAGAATCCCGTAAGAACAAAGTTTCTTGAAGTTCTGTTCAAGAATTTCCTTGCTCGGCTGGAATACCAATGTATGACCGTCAAGTCTTGAAGCGATGTCAGCTATGATAAGGCTCTTTCCGCTTCCTGTAGGCAATACCATGATAGCATTTGTTTTCTTCGCCTTGTTATTGAAGAAAGAAACGGCAGCATCAGAGGCTTTCTGTTGGTAATCTCGTAATACATAACTCATAGCCCTTTCTCCTTTCGTAACTTCTTATTAAGTGCTTTGTAATACTTGATTAATTGTTCGTACTCAAAATCAGTCATTTTAGTAGTACCAGCAGCTTTCACTTTTAGTAAAGCAAATTTCTGTTGTCCGATTTTAGCAATTAGATTCACCCGATAGCCTTCCAAATGGTCGGCTTTGAACCTGTTGCAGTGCCGGCATTCGGCATGGCAATTATTCTCATCAAACCGTGTTGCCAAATGTGTACGACTGAAATAGTGCCCGCAGTCCGCTTGTGTAAACGGCTTTATCTGTCCGCACGAGATACATCTAAAATACCCGTTTGGCATTGCATCACGAAGCCGGATAAAAAGGGAAAACTCTTTGTCGAGCTTAGCTTTCAAATCCGGCTTCTTTTTCACTGTTACCCCCGCTTTATCAAACAGAGGTAAAGGCTTGTCTTTCTTCTTAGCCTTTGTTCGTTTTATGTAGTACGGCATATTATTCTTTTAGTTCAACTCCCAAGCATAATACTTTGTCAGACACACCTACATCATCAAATTCAAGTTCTGAATAACTTGTTTCGTATGGATAAGGATATATCTTACCGTACTTTTTATGCAACTTAATTATGTCTTCATCCGTCAATTTGCGTCTGATACGCATCTCGATTTCGTAGTCATCGGAAAGATTCTCAATAACCTTTCTAAGCTGACCTACTGTCTTAATTTTGTCTATTCTCATAATCTTTCCCAATTAAAAGCCCCGAAGCGTATTCTCCGGGGCACAACCATTATTTACTAACCCTTGCCATTTATGTGTGGCTCACATTTATGTGGAGATGGGGCGATTCGAACACCCAATTAAGGACTTATCCTTTTGCGCTACTTCTAAGGTTAATTACTCCTTATATCTCACGTACCGTACTTTCTACCATGTGCACCTCTCGAAAGTCAAAAGCACTCCACTGCGCACCCCCATTTTCGCCCGCCCCATCTTCACAGACCGGACAGGCAGGTTAACAAAGTTATTCCATATAAGCCATTGAAAACTCTTTCGGAATAAACCGCCCGACCGGAATAGGTTTGGCTGATTCAATAGCCGTGTGAATTTCTCTCTTTTTGAACTCATATCCCTTTTCTTTGGCTTGTTTCTCACATTCTTCCTCTTTGTTTTTGAGATAGTGGGTAATAAGCATCATCGCTCTGTCAACGTTGAAGGTGTTCACGACAAAGGTTTGGACTCTTTCGTCTTCATTCTCCCCTTCCGTGAATGTGATTTTCGTCTCAATCTGATAGAATTTCTTTTCATTGGGCTTGGAATCTCCCTCTTCTTCATCTTCTTCCGTTACAGAATCGTTTAAAAGGAATGTATCTTTTAATTCTTCGAGGGTGGCATCATCTATCTTGCGTTCTTTCAAATTGTCAGTAAGAATCACGCAAGAATCGAATTCCTTGACCATTGTCAAGGTGAATCCGAACATATAGTTTAGTTCGATGTAATCTTTCAAGATACTACAAGAATTCTCCAATCCGGTGGCATACAGCAGGAACTTATGTTTCTTGTCCCCTATTTGTGCCTGTGCAAGATAGGGATATAAGAATTTGTTCTCGTTCTCGAATGCCAAGCGGTTCTGGTTGCTGACTTCCACTTCCTTGATGCCGTCAACTTCCATACTGAAACGAATTTTCGCCAAAGTGTCTTGGTCTATCAGCGTGCCACGGTCAAAAAGAATTTCATTCCGTTCGATGATTACTGTTTCACCTGTATCTTCATCAATGAAAGACTCCTCCCATGTTTTGAGGACACGTTTTGCAAGGTACATGTTGAGCATCTTTTTCGGGTCAGATGTCACATACCTGATTTCTGTTTTTCTTGTTTCTATCATAGAAATTCTTTATTGTACATTGTTTAACAAGTGCTTCTTGTAATTAGAGCGTACAAACGATTGTTCTTCGTCATTTAAAGAGTATGCCTTTACCATGAACTTCATTGCCATATCTTCGTTATTGTCGGACAACGGATAGTAATCAGTGGCAAAATTGCAAGAAAGCGTTTCAAGACGGTCGTATTTGTTGCGAACCTCACGAACACGTTCTGTTATCTCCTGTACTAATTCAGCCGATTCGGAAAGTTGCTTTTCGTATTCCTTTTTATCTTTCTCCGCTTGTTCTTTCATTACCTTGTTCTGTGCGGCAAAATTTGAAATCTTAGCATATAGTTCATTGGAGTAAGCCCAGCCTGAAAGAATATCAAAATCTGAGTTCCCGTTGAACTTGTATCGTTCACTCTTTTTAAGGTACTTGTATTCACTTCCAAGTCTATTCCAATCGTAATCAACTTTTCGTAAAGACTTTGCACTTTTCAGGATTTCCGCAACCTTAGTAGCTTCCTCAATGTCAGTAAAAGCAAAACCATCCAAAAGTGGGATAGAGAAATACTGTGTGTCGGTAGGTTCAATCTCGAACAATTCTGGAACTTTCGGTTTATCTAAAAGTTTAATGCCTTCCTCCATCATGCGGAATTTTATCATTTTTTGGACATCTTCGTCCGACAAAGCGATTATTTCTTGCTCTGTCATTTCGCTAATATTCTTCATAATCTCAATATTTTAAATAAATTCTTTATTACGTTCAATTTCTTGTTGTGCGTAGATAAGCATCTGCTGTTCATTTGCGGCAGGTAAGTAAATGCCAGCTACTGATGCCGACCAATTTCGGAAACGGTCAATGCTTAAAGTCATTTCACCTGTTGTCAGCTCGGCAGAACTGCGCAAATAGGTTACTTCATTGCCTTTCTTGTTGACCATCTTACGTTCAAACAAATCACGGTTGCAAGTCCTCTTATAAAAATCAATTTTTGCTTCGTCGAGACTGCAACCGTACTCACTACCGAAATACCCTAAAAGAAGATGCAAGTAGCTGTTTTGGGCAAGCGTGCGGTTAGGTAGTTTCTTTTTCACTTCCACCACCGCACGTTCACTAAACAGCTTGTTTACATACTCCTTGAACTTGGGTATTTGATATTCATTCTTCAAGTCGAACAGCATACGCTAAAAAGGTAAATCGTCCTTTACATTGCCATTAGCATCAACCGGAGGCGGAAAGTTCTGCGGCTGTTGCTGATAGGTCGGTTGTGGCGCTGGCTGTTGTACCGATGTTGTTTGTTGGGATTGAGATACACCGCCACGCGCATCTATTTTGTAGCACCGAATAGATGCCATACGTTTGAGTTCTCCGTCTTGATTCGTCCAAGAACGCCCTTGTAAGACAAATGATACAGTAACAACATCACCCTGATTAAAGCGGTCAAGTTCTGCACACTTATCGCCTGAAAACTCTAAGGGAATAACATTCTCATACTCGCTACGCTCTCCCGTATAAGGGTCGTAAGTGGTAGCATCTAAAATGAACTCCCGTTTTGTAAACGAGGAACCACCGTTTTTGGATGGTATTTGAACAGTTTGTCCGATTTCGGTTATCCGTCCAGTTATTTGATTTGCCATAACCTAATATTACTGGTTCTTTTTATTACATATTGCAATCTCCACACATATCCACAAGGGAATCAAATTCTTCTCGTGAGTATTCAAATCCATTGATTACGATTACCTCGTTACCATTTTCGCCAAAATAAACTCCATCATTCATTTCCAAAGATTTTAGTGTCAGTTATCAATTTTCTGTTTTCTTCCAAGAACCGGACAAACTCTTCACAATGGTTAGTGAGGATTGGTATATCATGTTCAGGATTGAAAACGTATGTTTCTGTATAGGTATCTACCACATAACCGCCTTTATTAAACTCTACAATGTTGTATTCAAACGTCCGCACATCCGAACCGTTCTTCATCAAAGCGTATGGATAAACCAAATGTTGGTGGTGGTCTTTGAACTTCCCTACGGTATAGCTTCCAGTTGTTTTGATGTCGTGAACACTGGTAGGCATCAGTTCGTCAATCAGACCATAAACCAATACACTACCGTATGCAGTAGGCAAGATGGCTTCTACTCTTTGTTGGGTTAATGCCCCTTTGTAGTAGTTGGCAAACTCGCGGCAAAGGTCAATGTGAAAAGTGAAAGTGCGATTGTTGTAAACAGCTTTTATTCCGTAAAGTGTTCCGTCATCGTGATATGCCTTGCTAATTTCCATTATAGAAGATTTACGGTTCTCAATCATACAATCAATGATTTCATTGAAAGCCGTGCCACGGTCTGCCGCTTCACTATCAAACGGTTTGCGGTTAATACGGTCTATCAGTTCTTGAAACTGCTTCTGCCGAAACTCTTCTTCCGTACATGGTGGATTCTCACTCCACCCATAATAACGCTCATATATGACATCGCTATTAAGGTAATTGAAGTAAGAATCCAATAATGTTGCATATATACGATAGTTAGGCTGCATCTGAGTAGATTTTAGTTTCCTTATTGAATATCAGTCCCAAAGCCTTTACCTTTGCAGCAAACAAACTTCTCGCCATCATCAAAGAACTACCAACGTGTTCAAACTCATTAATATGAGAGGCGAACTCATTAGCAGACTTGGCATCAGTTATAAATTCGATACTTTCTTTGATTTCCTCTATCACCTTATCATACTTTTCCTGTGCCTCTTTCTTGGCTGCAAGCATACCCAAATACGAATTGATTATCTTGGCAGTGATAAAGTCGTTCTTGGCGGTTGGATTACCATTCTTGTCAAGAATGGTAGGAACCTCCATTACTGAAGGAAGATTGCAAGTATTCTTACCGTCATTTCTTGAAGTTGGGTCAAAAGTGATGGTACGTCTTTGGACGCCTCTTTCGCTTTTCATTTCAAGATAACCGAGCAAATCCAGTTCGGTAACGATAGAGTTGTAGGATTTTTCACGCAAGGCAGGGATAAACACCGTATCATCACCTTCTTTTCTTGTGTCGCGATGGGCAACGAAAATGATGTGCTTGTTAAGCCCCGAAAGTGTTCGTGTCATCCATGAAAATTCGGCATTGATACCGCTCCAATCCTTGATAGACGGTTGGCGGCTACCACATTTATAAGTAATGATGAAATCCATCATCTTACCGATTGTATCAACTACAATGGTCTGATAAGCAGACAAATCCTCCTGCAAGACCTGTTGAACATCACTCCATGAAGTGACCTGTACAGTATCTATGTTTTCCAAATGCGCCATATTCATACGCTTAACACCATTATCGAAATCCAATAATAACGGTTTCGGTGCGCTCAATGCCACTGTTGATTTTCCCATACCAGCCTGGCCGTAAATCATCATTTTCACTGTGGTAGGGATTACTAATTCATTTGATTTTTTTATAAGACTCATAATCGTAAATATTTAAAAGGTTAATCCAATTGTATCTCTCGCCATTATTCCGCTGACATTCGCCAGCGACAAGGCTTGTTTGATTTCTGTTTTTGAATAATAAAGGGGGGAATTTCGGCTTTCTCCTTTTCTGATAGGCTTTATCAGTTCTTTATTCACAAGTACATTGAACCGCTTCCAGTCTATTCGCATCATCCTTAGCCATTTCTTTACATCCCTCAATCGGATAAGGTCTTGTGCCGGCTCATATGCCTTGACCGCCTCCATATAACCAACCTGATAACTGTCTATCATAATGGATTGGATTTCTTCTATATTCATTCCGCCCTCCTTATTATTTCAATCCGTTCTACTCTTAGTTCTCTTCCTCTTCTCATTTCGCTCTGTTCGTGATAAAGCGATAGAGAAAATATACATAGCAAACTATAAGCTACAGACATACGAACTGTTGGTGAAAAATCCATTGTAAGTTTTACACCGGCTATCCGTTCGTAAAGCATGGTAGCAAGCTCTCTCCCATTCCGTACATGCAATATATCAAAAGCCTTTTGCAACTGGTTGTTAATTGTGCTAACCGCCCGACATTTGATATTGGCAATTTCCTTTTTCTCATACCCTTGCGCATACATCCGTGCTGTAACCTCGCATTCAGGGGTGAGTTCTGTAAATACCCGTTCCATAATCGTGTGAGCTAATGATTATTTCAGTCGTATAAGCGAAGAAAAACCTGGGCAATCTGTTTTTGATACCCTATACATAATGTCAAGTTTTCCTTTCAACTTCTTCGTGAGCCGTGCTTCTTTGTTTCTTCGGGCAGCTTCCATTTTTATCCCAGTGTGCCGAGAGGCTTCAAAGGGGATTCGATATATATCCCCAACCTTTATACTATCAAATAACTTAGTTGTCTGATAGTTCTCATCTACTTTAATTTCCTTTATCATACGCTTTAATTTTGAAAAAAATAGTGGTGATAGCAGGATTTGAACCTGCATAAATTGCTAAGTTTATTGCCGAGCAACGCGTTTCCTATTCCGCCATATCACCGGAAAAAGGTGCGCTATCTTCACAGACGGTACACCCAGTACAAACACAAAATAAAACACGACAAAACAATTTTAACCACCCGTACAAGGGTAAAGGGGTAGCTTGTACTCAGCATCCCTCACGGCTTTTAGTACGGTATAGCACTGACCTTTTCTGTGGCTTTGTTCCCCTGAACCAATTCGATTGGCAACATCACGTTATAATCAGGGGATTTTCTTAACTTTGAGGTGTCAAATCTAAAAATTAAGAAGTATGAAACAGTTTATTGAAATTCCCCAAGACGGGGAATCTGTACTGATTAATGTCAATCACATCGCTGCTGTCAAGTCTAAATCATTTGGTGATGAACAAGGATGTGAAATATTTGTCGCTACCCCTTATCAGAGGGAGCATTGGACTGTCGAGACTGGATGCCTAATAATCCAATCCAAGTTTTCACTCTCTCATCTTCGCCAGCTGATAGAAGAAGCTCTTTAGAGGTCTTACCGTCAAGGATGAACTCTACCCAGGCTTGAACGGCTTGGGTAGTTGAGTGTGTGCCAACTTTCAGAAGAAGCTCTTTGCGTAACTTCTGTTCTTTTCTCTTTCTGAAATACTGAAATATTCTTTTAATCATCACTATATATTTTAAACTTCAACCGTTTTTATTGCCTGTAAAGCCCCCTTTTCATTTCTTATAATTACCGTTATATCCTGCTTCGGTATGGTAGCTTCGTATTTTTTTATTGACTTACGGGCTTCTTCTATCCCCTTACTTATTTCAGACAAAATTTTATCCATTAATTCTTTTCCCATAATTTACTGAATTAAAATTAGTGCCTGTACCCTAATCGAATAGTAGAACCTTATTTCAGTTCAGTACAAGCTATATTTAGACCTTTCAGCGATACGGACACCTGCCCCGCATACTTGACACCGTAAAGATGATTTTCGGTGCTGAAAGTAAAGTTCATTTCAAATCAATATAGCCTACTACCAGTCACCGCATCCCTGCTATGGCAGCTTCTATATTTCGTTATCTTGGTTAATCTTGTACGGCTTATGAATTACACCGCAAAGGTTTTCACATACTTGTCAAAGAACTAATCAATAGTGCCCTACCCGATTCTCGCTATCAGTTGCCGTTCAATCCGTCAATAGGGCTGTCGTGCGTGATATAATCGTGTGATTAATCATCATAAAAGAACTTCTCGCCCGGCTTTCTGAAAAGCCTGTAGCTTGCATACAAGCAGCTTAATACTATCAATGCCTCTATCATACTGCCATTCTATCAAGTTGAAACTCTATATAATCAATCTCTTCTTGAATAACCTCTAAGGCTTCTTCTTTCGTATCGGTGTTGCAGAAAACGCATGCCTCTGCATCAGACATTTTATCCACCTCTTCAAGTTCTTCACAAGCCTTATCTAAAGCCTTTTCAAAGGCATAAGCTTCTATACTATCACATACTCTATAGTTTCTCATATCAGGCAATTTTTAAAAGGTTAGCTTTCTTGTAGCATCTGAACTCTTGGCGTTCTGTGTCGAAATAGGTCTGGACTGTATCGTTCTTCTTTCTGTTGTCAGTACCAGTAATGGTAGGCATCAGCTTTTCATTTAGTGTACCGTAGGCTTCTCTTACAGAACCATCCACCTTTTGAAAGTAGAATTTCACAATCTTGCTTTTCATCTGCAATTTCAATTTCATGTTAGCCCAAGCGCACTTTAATGCTTCTGACATCGTAAAACCGTTCTTGCGAACAAACTGCCATGCAAGACTCATAACTTCGTGTAAAAAATTCTTCGTGCTCATAATCGTGTGATTTAATATGTTTATACTATTGCACCTTATTTGTAAGTTGCGTATCTTTGTATCGTTATCGTGATGCAAAGATACCATATTGTTTGTAATTACAAACACAAAATACAAACAATGTTTGTTTATAAACATTGTTTAACTATTAGGGTAGTTTATACTTTATTATATGAAAAAAGAACATAGAGATAGAAACTGGATATCGTGGATAGCACTTGGGGTGAGTGTTGTTGCAATATTGCTATGGCTATGCAAATACGAACCTGTGACATGGACTCTATTAGATTCTGTGTTAGCTGTTCTTTCTTTTGTTGTGGCGATTATTTCTGTACTTTTTGCCTTTAATATGTTTGGAGTAAAGAAAGATTTGTCTGAATACGTCAATAGAAGAACTGATGATTTGGAGCGTGAACTTCATCAACAGACTTTAAAATCCGCCTTTTACATAGAAGTTAGAATGCTGCATTTAGCCACAATTCAAGGTGATAAAGAAGACATAGAACAATCTATATACATGATGCTTGACATCGTAAAAATTACAAAGAATAAAGAAGATATAGATTATATTTTACAGAAACTAAAAGAAATAGAGGTTGGAACAAATGACGCTTTCAATACCAAAATCTCTATTGAAAAACTAAAAATAAAATTGGAAAGTATTAAAAATATATCATGTGATGCAGCAATTTTTATCAATCGATTATCTATGCCTTAATGATATTATCGCATTGTCAAATAAATCATTAATTGCTTCACGTGATTCTTTAAGTTGCTTACTGCATCCTGATTGATATTTATTTGATTTGCCGTGGAACTTCAAACCGATTAATATCATAAGGATTGATATAGTTGCGTTCATATCATTTTATATAAGTAAAAGCGACAAACTCCAAAGTTGCGGTTTGAAGTTAGGTCGCCTATATAGTCCCTTACGGGAACAGTTAAACAATTTAGTCGAAATCATCCGCAACTTGATTCCGGCACAAATATACAAACTTTGTTTGTAATATCTATATGATT